CTCGGAGTCATTGCGGCCCGCCAACATCCAGATCGCCTCAAAGATGTGGAAGAACGGGTTGGCGTCCCGCTTGACGTCGAGCAGCATGCGCTCTTGCGGGTTGAGGTATGTCGTAGCCACCGGGTAGGGGAATCGGGTGACCCCACCGTTGCGGCTGTCAGCCCTCTCCCCCATGGACTTCATCTTCCACAGGCCCTCGTGGTACGCGTCATTGACGTTATGCGCGATGACGTTCAACATTGAAGCTCTCCAGGTGTTGTTTCATCTCGGCTTTGATACGGCGGGCATCCACTCCCCTCCAGTAGTTCATATTGTTGAGGGCATAGGCGACTATCATGTCCCCGTACTCCAGACCGTATTGGTCGTTGCAGGTTTGCAAGTCTAGCATGGCCCGAACGTAGGGCAAGGAGAACCGCATGACGTTACCTCCAGGGGGTTCGTTCTTCCATACGGTCAGAATCTCTGCTGCGATCTTGTTGAGGGGGCGGGGTGGCGTGTCCATTAGTGAATGTCCTTAAAGAGTTCGTCAAAGCACTTTTCGCAGAAGCCGCTGAGCTGGGTTTCGCGCCAGCCTAGGCGGGTGAAGACGTTATTGGCGCTGAACCCTGCGTTACAGCTAACGCAGCGAACGTGCTTCATGTCGAGGAAGCTGTTCGCAAAGTCTAGCTCGTTGTCTGGGAGCAGATCGCCTTTCAAACCAATTTCCATGTTACCTCCAGTAAGTGCCGGAACCGCTCCGGCCCCCTAGTATAGCCCGCCTAAGTTGAGTACGAGCGGATTCCGTTGGGCGTATACCTGGACTTGGCCCGTCCGTTGTAGTACTTGATCTTGACGTATTTGTGGAATTCGCAAAGGCAGTTCTGGACGTTCTGAGCGTCCAAGGCGAACCCCGCATGGCGGAGTAGAGTCCCCACCTCATTGACTTCCCTTACAAAGTCCTTCTGGTTGATAGTGCGCTCTTGCGGGCGGTCATGTAGAAAGTTCAGCCCCTTTGTAGAGCCGGGGCCGACCGCACACCAGTAGTCCCAATCCTTGGCCTGAGCTAGGGGTTGAGTATGTTTCAGGTCAGCTACAACCTGAGCGGCTAGGAAAGAACCAATACCGGGGGTCTGAATCTTGGTCCATGCTGACTCCAGGGTATCCCCTGGAAGGATGCGGTTAGGGGAGTTGGGGTAGCACAGTCGTTCATACGCCCCGTTGAGCACCCTTGCTATGATCGTTTCCTTAGAGTACCCACCCTCCGAGTACCCGCCGGTGATCATGTACGCGCTGGTCCATACCTTGTCGCCCCGGAGCTTGCGGGCGGCAAGTACCTCTCTGAACTTGTACGGATTCCACTCAAAAGGAAACCCCAGTTCATCAAGTGTATCTGGCCAATTAACCATGCGAGCTACGCACATGGCGAAGGACATGACGTGCGGGTCGGTTTTTTGGGTTAGCCAATTATTGTGTATCCAGATGGTAACTCGGTCATCCTCCCGCCTCACATTGCACCACCGCGTCCCCGCCATGATCGGGTCTTTGGAGTACGGCAGAACGCCCTCCCGTTTGCGTACCCGCATGCGGTCCCGCTCGTTGACCCAGTAGAGTAAGTCGTCCATGTATTTCACGATCACGTTTGTTTCTCCGGTATATGCGGCTCTTTTCCGCGACAGTTACGGGCTTGACCTTGACGTCCTTCTTCCCCGGCCCCCACTCGTACAACGGGATCATAGGACAGTTGTTAGCCGCCCTGTCGAACCCCGACACGTACACCAACTTCGCCTTGCGTAGTTCGCGGATGTACTCGTACAAAGTAGACTTGGCCAGCCCAGTGCTTTCCTGTAGCGTCTTTACGCTAGACGCGCCAGTCACTAGTTCCTTGATCAACATAGCGTAGATGAAGGCGGTGACTCGGACCTTAGTGGTCTTCATGGCTCCAAACTCAGCCATTCAGTAACTCCTTGATTTGCTCGGCCAGATCGCCGTCGTGACGCAATACGGCTACGCGGTGGCGGAACCCCATTTGAGCCCCGTTCTCTAACTTGAGGCGAAGGATATTGATTACTTTGTGCTTGTCCCGAGTCAGTTGGGGGTTGAACTTGTTGTTTCGTCCTGAGGCGGCTCGCCGCGCAATGACGCGTTCCAGACAGAGTTCAATGGGTGTGTCGAGGAATGCGTAAATGTAATCGTTGCCGTACTTGCGGGAATGTGTACCCATCGCTCCGTAGTATGTACTTTGGAGTAGCCCTTCAAATATGACATTTCCCAAAGGGGCGTATCGGTCGAGTAGGGCCATAACCTCCGTTGCCGAACCGACTGTGTCCATTCCACCGCATGTGTTCTCGTAAGAGCCCAATATATAGGTTTCTCCATATTGGTATGCCTCCGGCTTTCCGTTCACGATGATCTTGCGGGTTGGTACGCAAGAGTTCATATATTGACGCACAGCCGTGGTCTTACCAGACCCCGAGCAGCCGTGAATCTTGATGATTTTGCTCATACTGCCTCCATAAGAAAATACTGAGCCCCGCCCCCTACGGTCCACTTGATGACCTTGTAGCCGTAGTTCTCCCGCATGAACCTGTCGAACAGCTCGTGGTAGTTCTGGCGGGTCACCTGGACCCCGAAGCGTTCCTGGTAGATGGGCCAGTGATTGGCCAGGTGAATCCAGTAATAGCCTACGTCGGCAATATACCAGTAACGGGGTCGGTCGAAGGCTATTCGCTTCAGCAGCTCTTTCCGTGCCGGCTCGCGCCACATCTTAGGTAGCGTGTTGTTGGAGAACTCGCACACCACTAGATCGTAGTCAAACCCGCGAACGTCGTACATGTTCGCCAGCTGAAAGTTGTTCCAATCTTGCTTAAGGTATAGTGGTTCGCAGGAGGCATCCAACTCTACGCTGGTCCAGGCTTTGGGTAGAATCCTCGGACCAACGCAGGCCGCGACCAGCCCTATGCCCCCGCACAGTTCTAGGACTCGCATGCCCTTCGGCAGCCCCTCCAGAAGCTCCGTGACGCAGTTCAGGTACGCCTCGGTCTGGTGTGGGTTCTTGAAGCAGTAGTACAGGGGGTGGCCCCCGTCCAGTAACTTCGGGTCAGCCGCTACCCCTTCTGTCAGAGTCAGTGTGAGGTCTTGGTACTTCAGCTTGAGGGTTACGTTATTGGACATACTGGGCGCTCGACTTCGACTCTTGAGGATAGTCACGATTCAAACTCCACTTCTTTGGCAAACCAGGGTTCGGTCCAATCGAAGTCTTCGATGGACTCGGGCATATTCTCCAGAGCTTCGAGCATGCGACTAATCCCATGCTTGCTAAGGTGGGGAAACCGTCTGAGGTACTCGGAGCACATATCCTGGGCGTAGAATACCAACCACGAGTAGTTGGCGGCGCTAGTGGCCGCCCAAATAGACCAGGAGTGGGCTAGCTCGTTGGGGCCGAAGATATTGACCCCGTTGAGCTGGTAATGTAGCGACCCCTTACCCACCGTGTATTTGGACCGGGTCAGGGCCTGGGGCTCCAACTTATGCCACGCGTTGGATAGGAAGATACAGGCCCGAATGGGGCCGGATGTCAACCAGTTATCGCTGAGGTCTTTGACCAGGTTCGCAGTATCGCGCCCTGGGTAGATCAGATTAATGCTCACGTTTTCTCCTATAAGTGACGGAGCCCTATTATAGCCCCGGTAGAGTGCGTAAAGCGAGGTTTAGTCTGTTTTGGTCAACGTCTTTCTTCTCCAACGTTTTGACTACATCTACGTCCTTGGTGTTGGCGGCCACGATGTGGTGACAAGACACGACGGGGGAGGGTTGCCCCTGGCGCCAGACGCGGGCGATAGCCTGTTGGTACAGCTCAAGGTCCCAAGTGATTCCGTACCAGCAAATATCCTTACAGACTTCCTGTAGGTTGAGGCCGTGCCCCATAGACTTGGGGTGCCCTATCAAGAGGGGTATCTTGCCCTCGTTGAATCGTCTGACTACCGTCAACGCATCTTTAGCCCCGCTGATGTTAACAGCGTAGGGGAAACGCTCCATGATGCGGGCGGCGTCCTCGATGAACTCGTAGCATAGTAGCAAGGGGCGCCCTTGCATCTCGTCCACTAACTCCGCCAATGCCTCCAGCTTCTCGTCATGGATGTGGATAGCTTTGTGATCCTCGTCGTAGATGAACCCGTTAGACACCTGACGTAGCTTCACCCCCAGGGCGGCGGTATTGAAGACGGCTACAGTTTCGTCGTTGACCTTGATCAGGAAGTCCCGCTCCAATTCTTTGTACTGCTTCTGAACAGTAGGGGGCAAGACTATCTCGATGTAGTTGTTAATAAGCTCCGGCATCTCTAGATGGTCTACCGCCATCATGCGGAGCAGCTTGGACTTGATCTTGTCGTATATCTGGTCCTCCGACCCCGGCGCCATGACCCAGTAGAAGCCATCGTACCCCTTGTACATGTACCTCTGCCGGAAATGGGTGATGTAT